GAATAAGATCCAAGCCCCATCGACTTTCAAAGAGCAATTCTTGTCCCATGCTCTTCTCAAGGGCAATGGCAGGGCGGCTATCATTCGCAACGCTCGGACGATTACCGAGCTAATCCCCATGATGCCCGATGCGACCTGGACAATCATCCACGAGGGCGAAAAGTACCATATCACGAAGCCGGACAATCAGAGCAAGAAGAATCTTTTCGATGCTTACGATGCCGACGCCAACGGCTACCTAGTTTTTCCCGATGAGGACGTTTTGCACGTTCCAGGCTTTTCCTTCGATGGCGTCGAGGGTATCGGGTTGCTCGATGTTGCAAACAAAACCTTTGCGACGGGCAGCGAAGAAGTCAACTTTAAGCTGAATCAACTTAAGCGGGGCTTTCGGGGTAAGCTATTTCTTGAGGCCCCATCGGGTGCGTTACGCAAGACCGAGGACGCGAAGGAGTTTATTGACGAGTTCAACAAGACAGAAGCGGGCAGCGACAACGCGGCCAAGGCTGGCCTGTTGCGCGAAGGCATCAAGGCCAACGCAGTCTCGATGAATAACAATGACGCCCAATTCGCGGCGTTGCAAAAGCTGACTCGGCAGGAAGTCGGTATGCTCTTTGGCCTCGAGGCGATGCCAGGGGATGGCGAATCAAGCAGTTACAGCACAAGGGAACAAAGCCAACTAGCTTACCTTCAATGCTTGGATCATTGGCTAGTCAAGTTCGAGGAACAGTGCGATATGAAGCTTCGCACGCGACGCGAAAAGAGTTCGAGGGAGGTTTATTTCAAGTGCAACCCGGCAGCACTCTACAGAACTGACCTAGCGACGACGATGGAATCATTCTCGAAGGCGATTGCATCGCGGATTATGAACCCGAACGAATGCCGGGCTAAGCTCGACCTCAACCCTTACGCCGGCGGCGATGAGTTCATTAACCCGGCGATCAGCCCAGCGACCGGGGAGCAATCGCCAGACGAGGCAGAGGACGCGCCAGAGGACGACCAAGAGGACTCGCAAGAGGACAGCCAGGAGCAAGCCCGAAATGATCGAGCCGTCGAGCAAATGCTGCGTGGGCTCATCCGAACCGAAGGCAATAACGCGATCAACGCATCGAAAAAAGCTCAATTCGTCGCTTGGATTGGCAAAAAGTATCCGCAATGGGAAGCGAAGCTTGCCGACAAGATCGAAGCTATTGGGCTTGATCGTGACCTAGCAAGGCTCCATTGCGAGAAATCGACGCAGATCTTAGCGACTTTGGCGGCTCAATACGGCGGCGAATCACTGCAAAAAGCCGTCGAAAACGAGGTTAAAACGTGGGAAAACAGGCTATTTGAACTGAAAGGCGCAAAACAATGATCGAAGTCAAAGCAGAAACCAACGAAATCCTTTTGAGCGGTATCGTTGGCGATGGATGGGATGAATTCCCGATCACACAAAAGGGCGTCGTTGATGCGTTGCGTTCTTTCGGATCCAGCCCGGTGACGATCCGAATTAACAGTCCAGGCGGCGCGGCCGATGAGGGTATCGGGATCTACAACGCACTTCGATCACACGGCGGGGAGGTTACGACCATCAACGATAGCCTAGCAGCGTCGGCGGCTAGCGTGATTTTCTTGGCCGGCAAGAATCGCCTAATGGCCGACGGATCGCGGATTATGATCCATCGAGCGATGGCCTTCGCTATGGGCAACCAAGATGAATTGGGCAAGGTGATTTCGGCATTGAAAAGCTATGACGCGTCGCTGGTCGATATTTACCGGCAATTCATCGGCAAGGAGCCTTCGGAGATCGAATCGCTGATGGCTGCCGAGACTTGGTACAACGTGGACGACGCTATAGCCTCTGGTCTAGCCACTGGGCGCGTCGAGAATGGCAAGAAGTACAAGAAGCCGAAGAACGCTTTCGACTCGGCAGCGTCTCTTTTGGTTCGTGCTAAAATGGCTCAGTTTGCGAGGACCAAGGAATGATGGACATGCCACAGGGCAGTGACGAAAACACGAACGACCCGACAGCTTGCGTCAGAAGCGAACGCCCGGACGATTCTCCTAACTCTTGGGGCAATGACGAATGGGAAGAGTCGGACCGTCAATGCGACGACTGCAAAAAGCTTGCATGGGAAGCCCATTGGTACGACGACCCGCCAAGCCAAGGAGGGGCTTGTATCGGAATGAAATACGAATGCGGGGATTGCGGGTGGGTTGATTCTGCTTGACAAGCCCAGGCCAGTAGCCTAGATTTATTGCGTCGGCCAGAAGTGCCAACAACTCTGCAACTTATTAGCGGCAGTGACTCACGGTAAAAACAGTTTGTTTCCCGTGGCAGTCGTGCCGCTATCTTGGTTTAAAGACTGCCACACAACCCAATAAGGGCAGTCGAAATGAAGAGCGCGAAAGCACTAGCAGACGAAATCCAAGCCTTGCAAGCCAAGGTTCAAGCGATCCAAGCAATCGCAACCCAAGAGACCCGCGAATTGCTCGAAGATGAGCAATCCGAGATTGATACTATCCTCGGGACCGAAGGCAAGCCGGGCCAGATCGAGAATCTCGCCAAGCAACGCGAACGAGCGATGAAAATCGAGCAAGCCGTCTCCAACACGGTTCGCCAACACGTTGACAGCCAACCCTTGACCGGATCGACCTTCCGAGTCCCGGCAACGGCTCGGGCAACTCGCACGCTTAAGGCCTTTAAGGGGCCAGAGGCAGAGCGATCGGCTTACGCTTCGGGCCAGTTCTTTCGAGCGCTGAATGGCAACGGGCAAGCCCGGCAATGGTGCCGCGATAATGGCGTTTTGAATGCCATGGGAGAAAACGACGACCTTCGCGGTGGCGTCTTGGTCCCACCTGAGTTTTCCACGGCGGTTATCAGCCTAATGGAATCCTACGGCGTGATTTCGCAATACGCCCGCGATTACCCGATGACTTCCGATACGGTGACCATCCCTCGGCGTGTAAGCGGCTTGACTGCTTACGCTGTTTCCGAAGCCGGTGAGATCACGGCATCGGATCCGACAATGGGCCAAGTTTCGCTGACGGCCAAGAAGTGGGCGACGCTTACCAGGGTGTCTAGCGAGCTGAATGAGGACGCTGTTATCGCTTTGGCTGAATACTTGGCCGAAGAAATGGCACAGGCTCACGCCTTGAGGCTCGATACGGCTGGCTTCCTTGGCAATGGCGAGCCCGTTAACGGTGGCGTCATGGGGCTTGCAAATGCGCTTAACGCGGGGTCCGTTGTCACTGCGGCATCGACTCAGAACACGGCAGCATCGTTGACGATCGGCGTATTTCACGCTGCGGTTGGCAAGCTGCCTGAGTTCCCAGGTCTCAATCCGGTTTGGTTTGTCCACAAGTCGGTTTGGTCCAACGTCATGGCGCGGCTTCAAGTCGCAGCTGGCGGGAACAACGTCGAGAATTTCGGCGACGGTCCGGTTCGTCAATTCTTGGGCTATCCGGTTGTGTTTGCTCAAGTGCTTCCAAGCACGATTGGGGCATCTACTAAGTTCGCCTACTTCGGCGATCTTTCGATGGCGTCCACCTTGGGACTGCGACGCGGCTTGAGTGTTGTGGCCGATGCTTCGCGATACATGGAATTCGACCAAACGGCGTTCCGATCGACGATCCGATGGGATTACAACATCCACGAGCGGGGCGATGCGAACAACGCGGGGCCAATCGTTCGGCTCGACTCGGCGGCTTAATTCAATCCAACCAAAAAAGAAAGTAGGTGACCTGTGAACAGTCTTCAACAAGCAAAATATGTAACCGCAATTAAACCGGCGGCGATTATCGATAATGCATCGGCTACGGCTGACGTTATTGATACACGAGGATGGGAATACGCAACAATCATCGTCCAGCTCGGAGTGACCGACATTGCTCTGACGGCATTGAAAGTCCAAAACTCGGCAACGAGTGGCGGGTCTTACGCCGACATTACCGGGGCGACCTTTGCCGGTGGCGCAGGCATGGGTGGAGCTACGCTAGCCCTGCCAAGTGCGACCGACGACGGGCAGACTTGCGTATTCCAAATCGACATGCGAAACAAGGATCCGTTCTTGAAGATTGTCGCCACCTTTGGCGACGGCTCTAACGGCGGTTTCATCGCGGCGGTTTGCGTCTTGAGCCGTGGCAAGATCGGCCCAGTGCTGTCTACCGAAGCGGCCGACGGCGATGTTTGCCGAGTGGTCTAGTCTATGGACCTGACTTTACTGAAAGATTGGAACGGCCTACCAGTCGGCTTTCGGCTGGTGGGCGTCCAGGATGGTCAAGCGGAATTGATGATTCAAAGAGGGCTTGCAAGTGCGATTGAAACCCGAAGTAGTGACGAAACCAACAGCCGAGCCGGTGACGCTCAGCGAGGTCAAGAAACAACTCGAAATCGCAAGCAGCGACACAAGCCATGACACGCACTTAACCGCCTTGATTGGCGCGGCTAGGGAGCAATGGGAGCATGATACCGACAGTGTGACATGCTTCCAAACCTTGCGGGTGCGAGTGCCTTATTGGGCCGACGGGCTCAAGCTACCGAGAAGCCCGATTCACTCGATTACCTCCATCCAATACTTCGATGGGCTCAATGCACTCCAGACGCTTTCGGCTAGCCTTTACCAATTGCACGTCGATGAGATCCGGCTTGCGTACCTAGCGACGCTACCAGCGACAGTATCGCGCTGGGATGCTTGGGCGATAACCTACAAGGCTGGGCATTCGCAAGACGGCCAGAGCGTACCAGAGGCGGCCAGGGCAGCAATCTTGATGCTTGCGGCTCACTACTTTGAAAATCGGGACATGCTTATGTCCGATGCGATGCAAACGATGCGACCTTACGAAATGCTTGTCCGGCGATTTATGCGGAGTAGCTACCCATGAAAAAAACACAAGAAGAAACCAATTCGCTCGACCAGACCAACGCAGCGATCAAAATCCCTCGCGTAGGCTTGACCTGCGAGGATGGCAGAGTGTTTCGCGTTCGCTCGTGGGAGCCTGTGGTTTCTATTGGCAAGTTGGTAACGATTAAAATCGAAGTCATTGTCCAGATGCCCGATGGGGAGTATGCGCAGTGAGGCCAAAGAACCAACGTACCGGGGCCCTTCGCCACCG